ATTGGCATGATTGAACACGTCAATAACATGGTCGCACTAGCTGGCGGCATGATGGCGACAATCGGCGTCATTGGGTTTGTTTGGTTCGGCGTACTGTTCGCCCGTAGGGAGATATAATCATGACTAAAAAATTAGACGACTTTGATCTGCTGGAACTGGAAGCTGAGTTTGACAAGCTTCCTCCTGAGATTGTCGAGGAGATGCAACAGGCGTTTGAAGACGTCTTCGTTAATGGGGAAGCTCCCACCACATTCGAGGAGATCTTCGGGGATATGTAATCCCCGACCCGCGCCAGCTGGAACAAAACGTGAACAGCGCCGGGGGCGGCCGATTTTTCCTTTGTTTTCAATAGGTTAGCAGGTCTGTCTTAGCTAAGCCATTGTTATATAACACTATTCTATGCGCAAAATTCTTTTCTCCTCCCCCTGAAAAAAGCAAAAATTTTCTACTGTCAGCCCTTGAAAATTAGGGCTAGAAGGCTTATATATATTACATAACAGATAACGAGGTTACAAATGATCCGCAATATTTCCATCTTCGATCTTGACGGCACAGTCATCGACTCATCGCATCGTCAGGCCACCAAGCCTGACGGCACGCTCAATCTTGACCATTGGTTTGAGAACGCCACGCCTGACAAGATCGCGCAAGATCGCGTCCTGCCTTTGGCTGAACAGATCCGCAAGCGTTCCAAGGCTGGCGATTACGTCGTGATCTGCACAGCTCGCACAATGACCTTCGCGGATTTTGAATTTCTTTTCGAGAATGGTCTCTGCGTTGACAAGATCATTTCGCGTCCCGCTGGCAACATGGAAGCGGACGGCAAGCTCAAAGCTAAACAGCTTGGCTCGCTTTTCAATCTTCGTCAATTCAAGCTAGCTAATAAGGTCATGTTTGATGATGCCCCTTCGGTTCGTTCATCGCTCCGCAAGCTCGGCATCGCTGTCATCTGTCCCACCAAAATCCAAGAAAGGGTTAGCTAATGTTTGGGCTTGTTGGTTCCGCGCTGGTCATCGCACAGATGGCCGCGCTCTCTCTTGGGTTGCCGCTGCACCTCGCTTTTTTGTGTGGGCTGGGTGCGGCGGTCTGTTGGATTGTTCACGCGCTGGAACGAGACGATAAGGCTCTGCTGTTCGTCAATGTCGTTGTCGGCGGGTTTGCTTTCGCAGGTTTGATGCCCTAACTTTTTTTCGCTCTACCCCTTGAAATCTGGGGCAACAATCCCCATATTATATAGATCACAAGGAGACTGATCTGATGACTATCAAACAAAACGCCTATGTCGTAATGGACACCGAGACATCTTACCGCAACGGTCTTGTCTTCGACTTTGGCTGGACTACCATCGACAAGCGCGGCAACGTCTTAGGTTCGGGCGATCTGAATTTTCTGGACGTTATCACCAAGGAAAAACCTTACTACGTCAACAAAATCGCAGGGTATGCCAAGCGTCAACGCCACGGCATCCATCGCGTTACCACCTTCGCGGCTGGTCGCCGTCTGTTTAACGCTCACCTTTCATGGCTGGAACGTCAGGGCTTTAGGATTATCCTTTGCGCTTACAATGCTGGTTTTGACTGTCGCGTTCTCGGTGAGACTAGCAAGCGGATGACAGGCAAGCGGTTCCTGACCCATTCGGTCGATCTGCTGGACATTTGGGGCAACTGGGCCAACAGCGCACCCAAAGCCTACGATGCACCGCTCACGGCATCAGGCCGCTTCCTGTCTACCACCGCGCAAAACGTCTATCGTTTTGAAATGCAGATGCCTGATTTTATCGAGGCGCACACAGCGGCAGATGACACTAGGATCGAGGCACAGATTTTGCTTCGCGTTCTTCGCCGCAAAAAGAAACTGCGGATCGTCAAAAATCCGCGCGATTTTCAATCCCAAATCTGGGAACTTTTCGAGGTCAAAAAGGAGACTGCTAATGTCTAAAAAATGGGAAACTCACGGGCAGGAGGGTTGTGACGACTGCCAATGGATCGCCAACGAAACCGATGGCGATATCCTGATCTGTCAGGAATGCGACTGGGAACTGGATGGCCCTGACGGTCAACCAGACTGGGCGCAGGAATGGCATGACTTTGACCCTGAATGTTAGGAGGCGTCATGTTTTGGCATTTTCTTGAAATTGTGCGGACGATTGTCCCCATCGCCATCCTTTGCATTCAACTGATGCTGTTGCACGGAATTACGCTTTAAAAACAGGGGGTTGCGCCGGCAGACCAGCGTAACCCCTTGTTTTCATTGACTTTTTCGGCGGCCCCCGGCAGCGCCGCTAACTATTTGATTTCATTGGGTTTTTTGCGCAAAGATTTTCTAAACTTAATTAAACAACGCAAAATTTTTCTCACCCTGACCCCTTGAAAAATAGGGTTGCAATCCCTATATTATATATATCACTGAAACGATCAGACACAGGAGATTTTGATCATGGCAAAAGCTGTTAACTACACCCCCGAACTCACCGCTTCCATCGTCGAGCAATATCAGGCTGGCGTCGATGTCGCAGACATCGCTTCGTCAATCGACAAATCGGTTCGGTCCGTTCGTTCTAAGCTGGTTCGCGAGGGCGTCTATGTCGCGTCCGCCAAGCCTGCGGCCAAGAAGGTCATGGGTCCGACTAAAAAGGAACTCTTGATCGAACTCGAGGAGATCGCCCCCTTCTCGGTCGATGGTTTCATGGGGGCCACAAAGGAGGCTATCAATGACCTCATCAAACACCTTCAAGACGCGTAACCCTGTGGCGCGCAACCTGCGGGCAAATCGCCCGCAGGTCATCCCTTCAAAAAAGATTTACAAGCGGAGACCTAAGCATGGAAAAATCAAAGCTGCAAATTATCGCTGAGATCAACGGGCTTTGTCAGAATCCCGTTCCTCTCGGCTTGCGGGTTCGGATGATGTTCTGGCGTCGTCTGCGGCTCAACCGCGTGCTAGCTCTCGCAACCTATCACGTTAAGCATTATGGCAGAAAAATCCAAAACTAATCAATGACTTAGCAGGGGACACCCCACTAAGCCTTTGAAAACACAGGATTTTTCGCGGGGCCCCGGCGGCGGCTGCTAACCCATTGAAATCGTTGGAAAATAAAAATGACAACCCATTGAAAACACTCAAATCTTTTTTTCATTTACCCCTTGAAATTTACCCTTGCAATCCCCATATATTATATATGAACAAGATAAGGACTGAAAAAATGAAAAAGACATTCTATACCGCTGGCAAGGTTTGGCACAATTCGAAATTTCAGGCACTCCGTGCTGAAGGTTTCGGCGTTAAGGCTCGCTGGATTGATCTCGACAATGACAGCGATTTCGTTCTGAACCAGAAAGACAAGCTCTGGAATCTCTGCTTTGAAGATGTCCGTGATGCAGATTTCGTTCTGTTCTACGCGGAAGATTTCAACGAGGAACAGCGCGGAGCGTTGGTCGAGATTGGCATGGCCTACGGGTTCGGCAAAACTGTTTATGCCGTTGGCCGTTGCAAGACTGTTGCACCGAATGAGATTTCGGATGTTGCGTTTACCCACTTTGCTAATTGGCATTGGTTGCCTACAAATGATTTGCGTGAAGGCGCGGAGATGGCTCTGCGTATTGAAGATCGCAAAGATCAGATCATGAAGGAGATTGCATGATGACTAAGACTGAAAAGAAAATCCAAAAGCGTATTCGCTTTGGCGGTTTTACCTCTGGCGCTGAAATGCGTCGTGCTATGAAGATGCTGCGTGCTATCCAGCGCGCTCGTCAGGAGATGGAAGCTAGAAAAGCAAAGGAGATTGCATAATGCCTTATATCCCACAAGATCGTCGTGCTGATGTTCTCGCTGAACTGCGGGAGCATGGCACTCACTGGTCACCTGCCAATGCTGGCGATCTCAACTATGTGATTACCTGTTTCATCGACAACTTCATTTTTGAGAATGGTTGTCGCTATGGTCACCTCAACGAGATGATGGGTGCGCTCGAATGTTGCAAGCTCGAACTCTACAGGCGGCTTGTCGGCCCCTACGAGGATGAGGTCCTCGAAGCCAATGGGGACGCCTATGTCGTCGTCCCCACTAGGGAATCAGAATACTAAACAAATCAAAGGGTTAGCGGACCACACTCTGCTAACCCTCTGTTTTTACACGATTTTTCGCCCGCGCCCGGCGGCAAACCCGATTTTGTCAATGATTTCAATGCTTTACGGGCCACCATTAAACCAAGAAAATGCAATGATTTCAACCACTTGGCCATGTCAACCCAAAACTTAGCGGGCAAAGTTAATGTAACGACCAGGCTTTTTGCCTACCACAGCGCTCACCAGCGCCAGTGGAAATGCGACGTTGTCAAGTAGAAAATGAATGTAAATTGTCGCACGCTACGAACTGAAGTAAAGTCTGTGCGTAGCACCAGTAGTAGTTCGACGATTGTCAAGTAAAAAGTTGATTCGGTTGCTGAAAAATTATTTCACGTCCCAAAGTCTGTTTTTACTTGCTCTCTGCTGAAAATTCGCGTATATTCTTTTTATAGAATGAAACATGAGAGAGAAAGAGAGGCAGAAAATGAAGGCACCAAACTATTCCGCAGAGGCGACTGCAAAGATCATCGCTGACTACCAGAACGGCGTGGACGTTGCTGAGATTGCAGCTTCCGTTGAGAAGTCTGTGCGCTCGGTTCGCTCGAAGCTGGTGCGTGAAGGGGTCTACGTTGCTAAGGCTAAGCCCGTAGCTAAGCGTGACTCTGGCCCATCCAAGAAGGAACTCCTCTTGGAGCTTGAGAACGACTTTGGCTTCGATGCCACTGGTCTTGAGGGGGCAACCAAAGATGCCATCGTGCGCATCATGAAGACCCTCGCGCAGTAAACGATCGCTAGATCGTTATAGGAGAGCTTCGGCTCTCCTTTTTTTATGCGAAATCAATGACTTAGCGCACCCCAGAGTGCCAGCGGCACCAGTACAAAGTCGAAAATCGAATAGTCACAGCCTAGCGCCAGTGCAAGACCTAATAAAGTAATAAATAGGTCGTGTGCAGGTGTGTGATAATTACAAATAGCTTCAAAGTCTGCTTTAAACCCCTACCCACCCTGGTATAATAGCACAAAAACTAACCAATATGCAACAAAACACTGGCTCCCTACGGTCGCCAGCTACGAAATAATGTAGATTTATGTAGAAATGTGTAGAAAAGCGCATAAAATGTAATTTTACAGAGTTTTGCACAAGAAAAAAATAGAAAATAGCTGGCGAGAGGCCCCCTAGCGCAGCCCCAAGCGAACTCCGTTCGCGAGCTGTGCATCAATGATTCAATGTTGCTGCGGCAGGTCTGTCACTTCGTGACATA